CCTTTATCTAATGTACCTTCTACATTTTGTGCGAATACAAATTCACCACCATGTGTACTTGCATCACCAAAGATAAACTTCAAGTTATTATCTTCAGTTTTTGCTAAGAATGTAGGATGTTCAGGATTAGCGCCTGCTTGGAAACTAAACCTTTGTACTGCTGGCAAAGTTGGAGTTACCTCAACATTCCAGTTAACACCACGAAACTTAACAGTTTTCATTTTTTCGTTAATAATTTCTTGATTCATAAAACGATAGTCGTTTTTAAAATCACCATCAGCATTTTCAAAATGAATACCTACTGGAATAGTAGCACCATTTCTTTCAGCATTTGTAATAGTAATTTTTGCATCCTTTTGATATTCAGTACCATCAATTAAGTATTTCAACTTATTAAGTTGAGGCATACCAAATGTACCAATCATATCTGGATACGGGTTATGTGTGTCTGCTTCCATAATAACTGATCTGTCATCAGCCATTGAAAACATTCCTGTCTTATCTTCTTCGCCAGATACCTTAACAGTTGTTAGGAAACCTAAGTTCTGTGTATGGCTGACGATATCTTGTAAAATGTCTTTCATTGAATTCTCCTATACATTTACATTATAATTAAGTTTTGTATAAAACGCAAGTGCTTTTTTACTCAAAATCAAATAAACTGTTAAAGTTATTATCATTACGTGTTTGACTTATGTCCCATTCCAAAACGCCAATTAAGTTTTTAAGTTTTTCATCGATAACTGTGTTTTCCATAGTAGCATCATCGAATGGTAACTCTTTGAACCAATCCGGAAGTCTTAGTTCGTCAACCGGATATGCTACACTGGTGTAAGCCATTGGATTATCTTTAACCTTACATACAATAACTTTTGCACCATCTGTTATGTTTACTGAGTACTTGTCTCCGTTCATACGTTTAAGTGTATTCCAATTAATACTTGCTCTTACGTGTCCAGGCATATTCACCTTACCTGCTTTCTTTTCCTTTGCTCCATACTCTGTAATCTTATTTGCACGCTTAGGAGAACCTTTCTCCCAACCTGGACGTGACTTAAACTCTGTTCTAAATTCAGTAATGTAGTCTAGCACATCTTCTTTGTCTTTACCTGCTAGTACCATTTCTAATACATTACTCAAAAAGTCTTGAATAACAACAGGAGTATCAGAACGTTTCAAGTCTAAGCCCATTGCTTTAATCTTGCCTGGCTTGCCTTCTGTATCTGTTCTAAATCCTTCAATGTCATAGTATAATACTGCATAACGTTTCTTTGTAATAAACAAACCTTTACTTGCAACAATCTCTCTAGCAGCCGCAATAACTTCTGAACGTTTTTTAGGACAATGAAATGCTTGGCTCATAAACTTAGGAAATGTTGCATTAGCATTTTCGCCGATTGTATCATATAGTTCTATAACGCTGTCTTTTGTCCACGGAATACTACCTGCTTCAATATCCTTTTTCAGTGTGCTATACGCACTAAAGTATGTAGAGTCAGTGTCACCATAAACAATTGCTTTGCCTGTATGATCATATTCGCCTGTTACTATCTCATTGATCTTAGCAGCCATATGTTTTGTGATACTTCTCCCTGTAAGTGTAACACTTTGACCGATCCTATTATCGAAAAACCTACAACCAGGATTAAGAATAGCGCCATACAAACTGTTAAGTAGAATTTTCTTAACCAACTGTCTCTTTGCCCAGTATTCCTCTTCAATTTTGTTTCCTGCATTTTGACTTTCTTTCTGTTTAGCCTGCATTTCTTTACGTTCTTTGTACCAACGTGCAAGTAGTCCAGGAATAATACCTTCTTTCTCGTATGTAAAGATTGTACCATTAGCACTTAGCATCCAAGGTTGATTGCTTTCGTAGATTAAATCATATATCTGTGCGGCACTAAGTTTGTCGTTATCGCCATTTTCCCAGTCGACAGTAATTTCTCTGCTAATCTCTTTGTCCATTACAGAACTATATTCAACACTACCAAACATACCTTCCCATGCACTTGCAAATGATTTGCCCTTTGCCATCTGTCCATCGATATGTGCTTTAGTTCCTTCTTGACGTAGTTGTCCAACTACAGTCTCAGGACCCATATTCAATGCTCTAATAACAGACGGATACAGTGAATTCAAGTCAACACTGCCAATCCATTCATGAATACCTTTCTTAGGATAAGCAACATAAGCACCTGCCGCAGGCTCACTGCCTGGCTCACGTTTTACTCTGTTCGGAACAATCATTCCACGTCTGTGTGCTTCGTTGATAATACCTTGTTCTGTAACTGCAACAGCACCCATTGTTGTCTGTATAAGAACTGTGTTTTCATGTGCAATAGTATTTGCAAGATCGATAAACTTTAGTTTTTTGTCTAGTTTGTCAAGTAGTGCAGTATCTTGTCTGTTGTATTCAATGAATGTTCTAAAGTCGTTGTTGTATAGTGCATCAAGACTACCTTCATAAACAGTTTTCTTTTCACCTACTTCAAGTTCACCAATAGCATCTAGTCTGTATGTATGTCGTTCTTCATAGTTGTACTTACGATATAGTTCTAAACTATCTACGTGTACACGACCAATTAGATCATATGTTTGTGATTCCTTACCAAACTTTTCATATATTCTTTTCTTAGGCTTTTGATCCCACAAGCATAAGCGTCTAGTATCATCTGCACTTAATACTTTAATGATACGGTTAACAGTATAAGGCATATCATAACCTTCACTGTTCCAACCACTTAGTACATCAGCATCTTGAATAAGATCTAAAAAGGCATCAAGCATATCTGCTTCATTGTCATACAGTATTGTATTTGGAATACCTTCAATTGCTTTTTGTGCTTCTTCCATTGAAAGTGTCTTGGGAGGAATAGCCAAACAAATAAGTTCATCTAGCCACTGTAAATGCACAGCAATTGATGTAATAGGCATAAACGCATCTTCTGGACTTGCGTATCCACGCTCAGGATCAAAGTCAACCTCAATATCCCAAAACGCTACATTAAGTTTAGGAGCATCAACATTTAAATAGTTGTCTTCTAAACAGCGATAAATTGGATTTATATCGCTTTCATATAATTTATGATTAGAATGAATTGCAAGTTCTTTGCGCAATTCCTTAATGTTCTTTGCAGTTACACGCTGTAAAGGATCACCGTAAATAGATTGATGTTTACCTCTTGGGTCTTTATAATAAAATACGTGTCTTGGGGAATATTCTGTAAAATGTCTTTTATTGTTTTTTCTTTCTACTACTCGAATAGTGTCTTCACTTCGATCATAGAATGCATCTACGTAACTCATTTTTTCTCCTATATGCAATTTCAGGCTTGCAAATACCAATGTGTCGCTTAATGGCCGACTTTACCTTCTTCGTTATACTTATACAGCAAAAATGCTGATTAAATGTTTTGTGACTCCGTATATATAAATTAACGAAAGCACACCATTCAAAACAATTAAACTTTTCTCTTTCCACAATATACCAACACTTGTCCAAATAACAGATGCAAAAAAGAAACCATATACTCCATACATCTCATTTGGAAATGTACTAATGAGCATAGCGGCTGTTAGCAATACAGTTGTACCTGCCCATGCTAACGGTTGGTAAGGTTTACTCGCTTGTGTTGTCATCTTCATCGTCTTCGATGTTATCAGGTTTCAAAATAGGCATACCACCATTATCAAAATAACGTCCGTCATCTGTAACATAAATGTGTGTTGTAATGTTAGAACCATCAATAGCAGACTTTTTATAGATACGCTTTTTCTTAATGTTACCTTTATAGTCTGTGTAATCAGCATTTACTAAACGTACATTGCCATTCATATTACCATAAATTCTATCTGCAGGTTCTCCGCCTGGTCCTATATGATTTGAAACTATTAGTGTATTATCCATTGCGCTTATCAATCACTTGTTTAATATGTATAAGGTGGTCTGGAACTTCCCAACCAAACACTGATGCTAAGTTTACACCACTGTTTTCATAATCTAAATCTTTCACACCTTTTTTCATGCCAAACCCTAGTCCACCTTTTGTCTTAACGTGTCTTTTAGGATCATATTGAGATTCATCTTTATATTGCATTTTTTTAATTCTCTTTCTTTGTTTAGGCATTGTTATAATAGTAACACAATTATATTACATTGTCAAGTTATTTTTACCACCAACCTGCTGCTATACCGTATCCAAATACGTTAACACAAGCAAAGTAGAAAGTTAATAGTGTTACCCATGCTGCACCTCTACGTAACGATGCATAGCATTGAGTAATACTACCTACAAAGAATCCTGGATATACTATAAGCATATTAGGATCCCTAGCAGTAAGAGCAAGAGTCATACTTGCACCTACTGTAAAGATAAAACTTATTAATTCAAAACCAAAAGCAACTTTATCGCTTTGGTAAGAGTTAATCCAAAAGTTTTTTATCTTTTCCAATTATTCGTCATCCACACGTGGACCTGAAACATCATCTGGAAGATTTTTAGTAATACCTAAAATACCTTCAATGTCACTCCATTCTTCTTCGTGTTTTGCCCAATCACCTTTGTGTGCAATTTTAATTGCTTTATTGATTGTGCTTGGTTTAATCTGTAGTTCTTCTGCTACTGCTTTTACAGTATCTTTAAGTCCTTCGTTCAAATCTTCTACTTCACGTAGTACAGTTGAACCTTCGCTAATTAGTCTTTCTAATTTCGCTTTTTCTTCGGGGCCGTAACTTTTTGACATATCATTCTCCTGGTTTGAGTTTATTATTATACATTATTTAGGCTTGTGTGTCAACACTTACTTGTAGATTTTCCAACCATTTTTATCAACTAAACTTAAAATAAATATTTTTTCTTTGTTGTAGTCGTGTTGTCCTTTGTTTCTGGTTTCGTAGAATGTTCTAGTTTCTTTAAAATCAAAACCAAAAATATTAACTTGTTTATTATTCGTTTCACTTAGATAATACAACACCTGTAATCCTGTAGATGGTGGCGCATTAAGATTATTTTCTAACCATTGTGATTGAAACAAAGGTAACATTATTCTTTTTGCTTTAAATTTTGCTTTTTTTATTTTATATTCCAATTCCTTTTTAGTAGGAGTGAATATTAAAGTATGGAATTTTGGTGTTTCAGTATTGTATTTTTCAAAAGTGTTTACTTCACTTGAAGCCAAAAAGTCCCAACGACTTCCTTGAGATTCTTCATTAATTATACCTGCTCGATTAAATCTTACAGTAGGAAGACTATCAATAATGTGTCCGTTAGTTTTTGAAAATATACTTTCTGCGTTGCCAATTACATTTAAAGCCTGATTTAAATCTGTTAACATACAGGTATTTACGTCATAAAAAAAGCCGGCAGTTGAATACCGGCTTTAGTTTATATTTAAATTCTTTTTGTTAGCAGTCTGGTCCGCACTCGCAGTTGCTATCGCATTTGCCTTTACAAGCACACTCTGGACCACAATTGCAGTCCTTGCCTTCAGTTAAGCCTTTTTCCACAACGTCATACATTTCAAAACGTCCGCCGTTTCTTTCATATAGCATAGCAGCAAAAATTTCTTGCTTGTTTGTTTCTTCTACTTTTGTTACAGCGACTCTGTTAGCCCAATTCCAAAGAATATCATCCATTGGATCAATTGCTTGTTGTCCGCCACTTTCTTTAACCATTTTAAACATTTCGACAAATGACATTTTAGTTTCAACAGATTCTTTAACTGTTTTCTTTTTCTTCTTGCCGTAAGCACCTTCGTCCATTTCTTTATCGTCTGAAGTTTTGCCTTTCTTTTTGTCTAACATTTTTTTGAATGCTGCTTTCTGTTTTGCAGATTGTGCTTCTACAATTTCACCATCCATGTCTTTAAATGTAATTGATTCATTCTTCTTCTTGTATTCTTCCATACAAGATTCGCACATTTCTTTTAGTTTCTCTTGATCGCAGTCTGGATGTGCTTCGCACATTTCTTTAACACTCATGCCTTTGCCGCACATCATTAAGATGCTTTTCTTGCTAGGCATTTTTGCTTTCTTCTCTGCTTTAATTACTTGCTCTGCTTCATTAACAGATTCTTTCATTTCTGCTTTGCAGTCTTTGCACATCTTTTTAATTTTTGCTGGATCACAGTCTTTATACTTTTTGCATACTTCTGCGGCACTCATTCCATCTTTACAGCATTTCATTATTGCTGCTTTAGATGGCATCTTGCCTTCGTATACACCTTCTTTTACTTCTTTCTTTTTCTTAGCATCTTTAACAGCCTTCTTCATAGGTTCTTTTTTGTCGCCATCTTTGTCCATATCAAGAAAGTCTGGTTTTGCTGCTTCAGTAACTACTTGTTTAGCACCCAGCGCAATACCTGTTGATTCCGCCAGTGTTGAATAATGCTGTAAATCTTGACTTGGCGTAGTCGGATCTAGGTCACGCATTTTTGTTATAATTTTTCTAAAGTCCATAGTAGTTTCCTTTGTATAGTAAGTATTTATCTTCTTACTGGATTCTCTCCAAAAATACTGTTCTTCATATCCAGTGCATTTTTAGCAGTTCCGTTGCCCGCTTTTGGTTGTTTAACCTTAGGCTGCGGTGGCGCTTTTGTGCCTGATTTTCCACCCCAAGGATCGCCCGTATAGCTCTTTTTACCACGTGCATTGCCTGGGCTTAAATGCGGTGCTTCTACACTAGCAATAGCACTTGATGTAATTGCACCTGCTGTAGCAGACTCTTTAAAGCCTTTTTCACCTGCTTCTTTCTCTAACTCATACTTTCTACGCATAAGTTCTTTCTTTAACTTTTCGCTTTTGCTTGTTTCAGGATC